TGATCTTGTCTTTAATGAGCCAGGAGATTATCATTTCCAATGTGATCCACATGCAGGTGCAGGTATGAAGGGAGTGATACACGTTGAGTGAATATGATAGACGTGCTGCTGACCCATGTTGGCAGCACAAACAAACTATGATTATGATGACCACGTTGGACTCACATAACACCAGTTATTTTTGGAAGAGAGAAGACGGTACATACTACTGGCAGCATTGTAGAAAAAATGCTGAGGATGATGTCTTTGTAGACGCTGATGGCTTTCAGTTAGAAATGTTTGGAAACCCTGTCCTATCAAAAGATTTCATTATGAAGGCAATCTTAAATGTATAAATTATATTAATGATTACAATCAGTTTATGTTATCAACACAGTACCGTCTTCGCTTAGAAGCAATTTGTAAAGACATCGCTTCTGGGTCAGAGGTCAGTTTGGAAGATATGATATGGGCAGAAAAACTAGGTAAAGCAAATACCTCAGCAAGAGGTATGCTGAAGACAGCACGACGAGTAAAACAAAATCCTAACGATTCTTTTCTTAATTCCCTTGACATTGGAGACCCCGATCAAGGGAATCACAGAAGGGGTTTCGGATCTCCCGAAGATGTGGTAGACTGGTTCCATGAGGAGAGATCTGATGACTGGAGACAAAGAGATTGATATCTGGTCTGGTTATAAACAAGCGGTATTTGATACGTTCCCAGACCTACAATACGAATACAACCATGCAACTTGGCAGAATAAGAAGGGTGTCAAGTTAACTGCTGACTTATACAGTGGCGAGTACTTCCTTAAGTCTAGGCATGTAGATATATGGGATGGAAAGTATCTCAGTATTCATAATAATATCATATATCCTAAGACACCACAGGTAGGAGAAGAGGTAATCCCTTGCTTTGGTATGGACTTGATGGGATTTAGTGAGAAGAAAGTTATAATAGTATTTGATTTCCAACATCCAACAGAAAAATATTTGTATGAGGTAGAGAGTCTACCATACGCAGAGAAAGATTATAGATTCTTTGAGAAGGGTAATCATTTCTCTAAGAACATTTACGTTAGATATTGTAAGAGAGATGAGGTAGATGATTACCTACCGATGTTTAAAACATATTTACTTTGGTATAAACATTTAATAGACGAAGGGAAACCCACAGGAGAAGATACTACTCATTATCATGACTTCGATAAATACATGATCAAGTTGGATCCTATCTCAGGTTATCTAGGAAGTGCTTTCGGTAAGGAAGAGTCTGAGCAATTGATCAAGGAATTCTTTTTTAGTTATGCGTGAGTTAGTAGAAGTTATAAAAAATGGTTGGGAAAGTTTAGACGCAGTTCCTATAGAGAATCCACTTGCAAAAGTGGAGAAGGATGACCTCACAATATACAATGAGATGTATAAATGTAAGGGTCTTAGAAAGATTCATCTAGAAACTGCCACTGCAGGTAAGTTAAATATAGTCCATACAGTATTTTGGCCAGATCCTAATTATAATATTCCAATCTTCGGGTGTGATATAGTCTCCGTAGGCAATATAATTACTGCTGCTATTGTAGATATCTCACCTGTTCGTGGATGTGAGGAAATATATGATAAAATTTCACATATAAGTAATTCATTTCAGTTTAGTGAGAGAAGACACCTGCCTTTGTGGGCAGAAGATGTGTTCTCACCTCACTGCAAATTTGTAAGAATATCTAAACCTGCAGAAAAAATAGAGTTTGTTAGGATTGCAAAGGAGTATCTTGATATTGTCTGTGACCAAGTTAGGAAAGCAGAATATGACACCAAGTGGGTTAGAACAATGCTAAGATATGATGATCAAATCTGGTATGCCAAACAACAAAGAAAAAATAAGAAAACACTAGCAGTGTTGACTAAGTGGTTTGATCCAGATTGGGCGAGTACATATATCGACGAGGTTCTTTTCGATGTCCCAAGTAGTCCATAGCGTAAATATAATGATCATGATCTTGGTTATAGCAGTTACCATAGTAATTGCCTATATACTAAAGATGGCTTATGAGGAAATGAACGATGGGAGCAATGACACCCCCAAGTAGGAAGAGTTGTTATAACTTCCGAGTAGTAAGTGTAGACAGGGTACTAGATGGCGATACTATTGACGTTACTATTGATCTTGGGTTTGACTTATACAAGAAAGAAAGAGTTAGAATTGCAGGAGTTGATACGCCAGAGAAGAGAACGAGAGATCTCGAAGAGAAGGCATTAGGTATTGATGCAACTAACTGGATGAAGGGTACACTTGAGGATACAATCAATGGAGACAATGAACTTATTATTCGAACTGAACTTAAAGGCGGGGTTGGTAAGTATGGTCGCTTGCTTGGTTGGTTATACATTGGTGATGATGAAGTATCACTCAACGAGCAAATGATTGCCGAAGGGTATGCTTGGGAATATGATGGTGGTACCAAGAAGAAAAACTTCGAAGAACTTAGAGAAATCAGAAGATCATTCGGAACTTTACAAGAAGGCTAAGTGGCATCACAACAGGACATATACTTAGGTAATCCTAATCTTAAAAAGGCAAACGTACCTACGAACTTCACACCCAAACAGGTGAAGGAGTTCATTAAGTGCAGCCAAGATCCAGTACACTTTATTCAGAACTACATCAAAATTGTATCACTGGATAAAGGTCTGGTACCTTTCGACATGTATGACTTTCAGGTTGACATGGTTAAGAAGTTTGATGAAGATAGATTTAATATAGCAAAGTTACCACGTCAGTCAGGTAAGTCTACCATTGTTACCTCATACTTACTGTGGTATGTAATCTTTAACGATAACGTCAATGTCGCAATCCTCGCAAACAAAGCAGCCACTGCAAGAGAAATGTTGGGTCGCTTACAACTTTCTTATGAGAATCTCCCAAAATGGATGCAACAGGGTATTGTCGGATGGAACAAAGGGAGCTTGGAGTTGGAGAACGGAAGTAAGATCCTTGCTGCTTCTACATCTGCTAGTGCTGTTCGGGGTATGTCCTTTAACGTTATATTTTTGGACGAATTCGCATTCATTCCGAATCATATTGCTGACCAGTTTTTCAGTTCTGTCTATCCTACTATATCTTCTGGTAAATCAACAAAAGTTATTATCATTTCTACCCCTCACGGGATGAATATGTTCTACAAACTCTGGCATGATGCCGAGAGAGGTAAGAACGAGTACACAACTACAGAGGTTCACTGGTCACAGGTGCCTGGTAGAGATGCTAAATGGAAAGAACAGACCATAGCCAACACTTCGGAAGAACAATTCCGAGTTGAGTTTGAGTGTGAGTTCCTAGGATCTGTTGATACATTGATTTCTGCGTCTAAATTGAGAACAATGACGTATGAAGACCCACTAACAAGCAATCAGGGGTTAGATGTATACGAAAAACCAGAGGAAGGGAACCAATATACTATCACTGTTGACGTTGCAAGGGGTGTAACTAAGGATTATAGTGCATTTACAGTCATAGATACGTCAACTATACCCTATAAACTGGTTGCAAAGTATAGAAATAACACAATTAAACCATTATTGTTCCCAAATATCATACATCAAGTGGCATGTGCATACAATCATGCGTATGTATTGGTGGAAGTTAACGATATTGGTGCACAAATAGGAGATATTTTACAATTTGACCTAGAATATGATAATCTATTAATGTCTGCTATGCGTGGTAGGGCAGGGCAAGTCATTGGACAAGGATTTTCAGGTACAAAAGTGCAGTTAGGAGTGAAAATGTCCACAACTGTTAAGAAACAGGGGTGCTCTAACCTAAAACAGTTACTAGAAGACGATAAACTATTACTAAACGACTATGACATCATCTCAGAACTCACAACCTTCATCCAAAAAGGACAAGCATGGGAAGCAGAGGACGGTTGCAATGATGATCTTGCTATGTGCTTGGTTATTTTTAGTTGGCTCGCAACTTCCGATTATTTTAAAGAACTTCACGACTCCGATGTAAGAGCAAGAATGTATAAAGAGCAAAGGGAAGGCATAGAACAAGACATGGCACCCTTTGGATTTGTTGATGATGGTCTAGGAGAGGAGACAGAACTCATTGATGGTGAACTATGGCAGACAAACAACCAGTCTGGTGTCATGGATGAGTATGGAAATAGATCTTACATGTGGGAATACCTCTCATGATGGAAGCATTTACTGATATACAGACCCAGATTGAGTTAGAGCATTTATTGTTTAAAGAAAGAAGATGTAAGACATGTGGACAAGATAAGAACTTATTAGAAGATTATTATATGACCCGTAAAGACAGAGGTGCAACACCCTCTGCTTTTTCGTATGAGTGCAAAGTATGTACTATAACTAGAGTTACTAAAAATAAAAGAAGACCTAGACCTTTACCTCCTTACCTAGCAGATTATCCAGACTGGTAGTTTCCGCTAAGTTTCCCCGTGGAAAAACACCTTTTAATAAATAATTAAAGCATCCAAGTAATGACCACAAGGAGATATTAAAGATGGCATCAACACAAGCATCACCAGGTGTTGTCGTACTAGAAAGAGATCTGTCTCATACCACCAATGCAACGGTGGATAATGTAGCTGCTATAGCAGGTGCATTTGAGAAAGGACCTGTAGAAGAGGTTCAGACAATTTCTTCAGAACGAGAACTAATTGCTACATTTGGTAAACCAAATGATTACAACTATGAGTATTGGTTCGCAGTTGCACAGTTCCTACTATACGGTGGATCTGTCAAAGTAGTGCGTGCCGACAATGCATCACTAAAGAATGCTATTGACGCTACTCAAATCACACAGACAACATTCGACGCTACAGATACAACTCTAACAGTTACATCTGCAACTGGATTTGATGTTAACGATTATCTTAAAATCGATGCTGAAATTCTTAAGATTACTGCTATCTCTGGTCTAGACATTACTGTTACTCGTGGAGCATGGAGCACATCTGCTGTATCTCACGCTGCATCTTCTCAAATCGCATTGATCGAACCTGCAGGAACTGCTTCTACAGTTAATGAAGGTGGTACTTACAGTGATTCTGATACAACTTTAACAGTTACTTCTGCTGCTACTTTAGGTGTACAGAATAACAGTTACATCTTGATCGACTCTGAAATTCTTCAGGTTACTGCTATCAGTACAAACGATCTAACCGTTACTCGTGGTGCTCTTGGAACAACTGCTGCTGCTCATACTAACGGAAGTGCGGTAACACTTCAGACAGTTACAGTTAATAAGACAACTATTAACGAAGAGACCTCAACAGGTGTTACGCCACCTATCATTAAGAACATTTCTACTTACGAAGCTGTTACGGAAGAGGCAGCAAATAACTGGAAATGGGCAGCAAGAACACCTGGTGTTTACGGAAACTCTATCCGTGTTGTTGCTACTGACGCAGGTCCTGACCAAGTACTTTGGTTATCCGCACCTTCATCAGGTAATGAGTGGAAATTTACAGCAGGATCTGGTGTTAGCGTAAGTGCTACTAACACATATTCTAAAGTCTTTAGTTATTCTTTGATCGTAACCTTCGAAGCAGGTTCCAACCTTGTTGGTGGATTCGAAGCAGATAACTTCTACACTGCTGTTGCAGGTAACGTTACTGGTAAGATCATTGCTTATGATGCTTCTTCTCGTAAGATTGAGTTATCAGTTGATGACACTGGTTCTGACTACCTAGAAGTTGGTGATACATTCACAGAACTAGCAAACAGTGGTGGATCTCCTGGTGCTGCTACAGGTGACTCTGCAGTTGTGGAGAAAATACAACGTCGTTTGACTGTTGCACACAACGAAGGATCAACAAACTTTGCAGCAAACCAAGTTATTAAGGATTCTTCTACAGTTACATCTGGAGAGAACGATGGTGATAACGTAACTATCGTAGGAATAGAGCAAGAGTATATTTCTCGCTTCTATGGTCCTAACCAGAAATGGTCAGCAATTGCTCCTAGACCTGGTACTTCTGAGTTTGCATCAGACCGTGGTGGATTCAGAGACCTAATGCATATCCTAGTCATCGATGGTGACGGTGGTATTACAGGAGTTCCTGGATCTATTCTTGAGAAATTCTTAGATGTATCTAAGGGATCTGACGCTAAGTCACCTCAAGGTGCTAACATCTATTATAAGGATGTTATCAAGCAAAACTCCAGATATATCTGGTGGGGTTCACACGAAGCAAATACTATCTTCGATGTTGACACTAACGTTACAGGTGACATCGGTAACTCAGTTACTAACCGCAAGTATGATTTACTTAAGAACACTTATTCTATTAAGTCACAGGATGATCCAACTGGTGCAAACCCAGTAGCAATTCCTCTACTATACACTTACAATTCTTCTACTGTTAAGTACAGTCTTCGTGGTGGAGTAGATGGATACACACTAGAGAAGGATAAGTTATTCGATTCTTACGACTTATACTCTGACGCAGAGACAGAAGAGATTGATTACATTCTCCAAGGTCCTGCAATGAGTAACCTAACAGATAGTACAGCAAAAGCACAGAAGATGCTTGACCTTGCTGCTACTCGTAAGGACTGCATGGCATTCATATCTCCTCCTAGAGACAGAGTGATAGGAGTTCCTTCAGTTAATACTATCGTAGATAGAGTAATTGAGTTCTTCGATGCATTATCTTCCACATCATACGGTGTGTTTGATAATAACTATAAGTACGTTTATGACAAGTACAACGATAAATATAGATACTTACCATGTAATGCTGACGTTGCAGGTCTAACATTGAGCACTGCTCTTAACCAAGAGCCATGGTTCTCACCTGCAGGATTTAACAGAGGACAATTGAGAAACGCTATTAAATTAGCATACTCACCTCTAAAAGATCACAGAGATCGTTTATATTCTGCTCGTATCAACCCAATCTGCTCATTCCCTGGACAAGGTGTCATCCTTTACGGAGACAAAACTGCACAAGGAATAGCAAGTGCATTCGATAGAATCAATGTTCGTCGTCTGTTCTTAGTGATTGAGAGAGCAATCTCAGTAGCTGCTAAGAGTCAGTTATTTGAGATGAACGATGAGTTCACCAGACAAGGATTTAAGAATATAGTTAATCCTTTCCTTCGTGGAGTACAATCAAGAAGAGGAATCGTTGATTTCTTAGTTGTTTGTGACAGTAGCAACAACCCACCTGATGCTATTGACCGTGGAGAATTCTTCGCAGAGATATTTGTTAAGCCTACAAGGTCTATTAACTTTATCACATTACAATTCACTGCAACTAGAACAGGTGCTAGTTTCTCTGAAATCGTATCTTAATTAACCCGTTTAACTTATCAGGAGTAAATAGCAATGGCAACAACCGCACCATACGCTAAGTCGATTGATCAATTTAGAGGTAAGTTCGCTGAAATGGCAAGACCTAACCTGTTTCAGGTTAGTATCTACTTACCTAAGACTCAGCTAGCACCACTACAACCAGTAAATGATGCTTTAGTATCATCTACTCAAGACAATGATGGAGATGGAACTACTTCTTTAGATGAACTTACACAGTTCATGGTAAAGGCAGCAAGTTTCCCTGCATCAACTATCGGAGTTGTAGAAGTACCTTTTAGAGGTCGTCAACTTAAAATCGCAGGAGACAGAACTTACGAACCATGGTCAGTAACTGTTCTCAACGACGAAGGATTTACAATTAGACAACAGATGGAAACATGGGCTCAAACCATACAAGAGTATAAGATCAATGGATCTTCTGCTCAGAATACTGGTGAGTACATGGGTAGAGCAATTGTTGATCAACTATCAAGAGATGGTGAAATCATCAAACAGGCTACACTAGAAGGCATCTGGCCATCAAACATATCCGCATTGGATCTAGATTGGGGAACAAATGATACTCCAGAAGAGTACACAGTTGAGTTCCAAGTACAATACTGGTTACCAATTAAGGGAGAAGAGACAAGTACAACTAACACACCTCCTGCAGGATAGGATAGTTTACTTCCCTAAATAAATATGTTATGATACAGTAAACGGGTATATTGATGTCTCAATTATTTGGTTATTCGCT